ATCGCGAATTTTCCCCATCTAACGGGTCCACACTAGGGTGAGTAGTGTGCCTAGTTTTTTACATGGTTTGCTAGGCATCCATTATTCAATTGTGGTCGTTTTCTCCGCGACCCACGAACGATAGCACTTTCTCAAACCATTGCAAGTGATAGGCTGTAACCATTACGGAAGGTGATCTTATGAAGGTTACATTTTATGGCGGCTCCAAAGATGGAGTCGAACGCGACATAGATCCAGAAGAAGGATACAACCTCACAGTAGTTGCGATGGTTTATCACCCATACTGCCCATTGGTAGAACAAGAGATTTACGAGATGGGTAAGGATGGCAATTTGCATTTGCGACCAACCGAAATCAAACCGTGTGAACGATGCTCCGTAATTAAAGACGATATGATTAAGGAACAAACGCAGAAGCAAGAAAAGCGCCAAATTGAAATTGCATTTCACAAAGCTGTATGCAACTGCGATTACTGTGGAATAGAGGATGAATTATGATTAAGGATTTTATTTACTACTGGCGTAACTACGGTTTCCAGTGGGCTTGGCTTTATCTCCAAGTAGGCGCTAACGCAATTGATGGCAGCCTTGCATTGATCGATAACGATTGCCACTGGGACAAAGACTGCGATTGCTTGGAGTTGATTTAGTAATTGACTGCATTAGGTGGCGGCACTAACAAACGCATTGATGATGGGCGCTGGCGTAAGTACGCACGTCTCATCAACGAAGGACACTCTCAAAGAACTTCGGCTCAGATGGCTGGCATCAGCTATTCATCTGTCATGCGTCAAATGCGCGTACCCACTTCACGCCTTAACAGAATCCTCGGTGAGTTCGGACATGAGAAGGCTGGAGTTTTTAGCGTTGATAAAGTCAAAGGCGATTCAGCTAGAGCGCTAGAGGACTTTGGCTATTTCCGCAGTCGATACTTTGCTCGATCTACTTCGCCATGGGCAGAAGAAGCCGTTTACAAAATGATGGAGTTGGCTGCCAGCCCGCATAAGGAATATGTTGTAGTTAACCAGCCTCCTGGTGTTGGTAAGTCAACGCTATGGACTCACGACTTTCCAGTATGGCTTGCGGTGCGCGATAGATCTAGACGAACCATGATTGGCTCTCGTACTGCTAATCAGGCAATCAAATACACAGGTCGCATCCGTCGTACCTTTGAACGCATGACACCAATGAAGGCTGACCCAGTGTTGCTAGAAAAAGGTTTAGCTGTTGATGCAGTCTCCACGCTTATCACAGACTTCGGACGATTCAAGCCAGCCAACTCAGACTTGTGGCGTTTGGAAGAATTTATCTTGGCTCAGGATGGCGGAGTTGCCGTCGATGACAAGGAAGCAAACTTTGCAGCTTTTGGTATGGACTCAGGTTTTCTCGGTGGTCGTTATGACACAGTTATCTGGGATGACCTTGTGGACAAGACAAACATCCGCACAGCCGAATCAAAAGAGAACCTCATCAACTGGTGGGAAACCGAAGCTGAAACTCGTCTCGATCCTGGTGGACTCCTGATCCTCAATGGACAAAGAATGGCTTCTGATGACTTGTACCGCTACGCCCTAAACCTTGTTGACTGGTCTGAGGAATTTGAAGATCAACCAGAGAAGGCTCCAAAGAAATATCACCACATCATTTACAAGGCTCACTACGACGAGTTATGTACCGCTGATAAAACCAATGGTGGGCATAAGGGTAATTACCCAGATGGGTGTTTGCTCGATGAGATTCGTTTGCCATGGCGCGAACTTGCCCGCGTTCAAAAGAACCGTCTGGATCGCTACCGAATTTTGTATCAACAAGAAGATGTTGACCAAGCCTCAAGCCTTATTCAGCCAGCATGGATTGACGGGGGAATGGATTCCACTGGCGCTTCTTATCAAGGGTGCTGGGATGAGAATCGAAACATCGGCAAGTGGCCAGAGAACATCCACGCATATTCTGTAGTTACCGCTGACCCGTCTCCAACAAAATACTGGGCGGTTCAATGGTGGGCTTATGACGCTGAGACTCAGATGCAACATCTGGTGGACTTGGTTCGTTCGCCTATGGACGCGCCAGACTTCCTTGACTACAACCAAGATAGCCGTAGATTCACAGGACTCCTTGAGGAATGGTGGCAACGCTCAAACGATCAAGGGCATCCATTCACCCACCTCATTGTGGAAGCTAATGCTGCCCAGCGCTTCATGTTGCAATACGACCACTTCAAGCGATGGACTGCTATTCGCAACGTCATCATCATTCCCCATCAGACTAACCGCAATAAGTCAGATGAGGAATACGGAGTGCAGACTCTCGCACCTCACTACAAAGCTGGTCGAGTGCGATTCCCTGCTGGTGATTTCATGGGATCCAAAGTGACAATGCGCCCGATGGTGAAAGAATTGATTCATTGGCCAGAGGGTTCAACTGACGATACTGTGATGGCTCACTGGTTTTTAATTTGGAACGCGCCAAATCTTTTCCATGCCCACATGGATACACCACCAACATTTGCTCGACCTTCATGGATGTCTGGATCTCGCTGGCGAGGCTAAGAAAAGTTATGGGTAAGGTGGTATATTTTACGCAAAGTTACCCGCGCCCACAGAAATGAGAATCACATGGCAGCGAAGAAGAAAGCAGAAGTTTACAAGTCCAAAGCCGCAATGAAGAAGCATGAAAAAGGCGAAGGCAAGAAGATGGAAAAGAAGGAAGCAAAGATGGGCATGACCGATAAGGTCAAGACATCAGTTAAGGGAAAGACTGCTTCTCGCAAGATTGTGAAATCAATCTAATGAAGGCACATCCAGGATTCAAAGCAGTTGCTAAGTCTATTGCTAAGAAGCAAGGAATCTCAATGGATCGCGCATCAGCAATTGTTGCATCAGGCGCTCGCAAGGCATCACCTAAAGCAGTAAAAGCTAACCCACGTTTGAAGAAAGTTTCAGGCGTTAAGAAGGGTTACTAATGCCAAAAGAATTTTGGGATAAAAAGAATCCTAAAAAGACTTCTACAAAGTTGACTCCTACGCAGAAGGCAAAAGCGAAAGCTAGTGCAAAAGCAGCAGGGCGGCCTTATCCAAATCTAGTTGATAATGCAGCGGCATCGAGAAAGAAAAAGTAATGGCAAAGACTCCAGCATGGCAACGCAAAGAAGGACAGAACCCTAAGGGTGGTCTTAATGCAAAAGGTCGTGCCAGTGCTAAGGCAGAAGGTCACAACCTAAAGCCACCAGTAAAGTCTGGGGATAATCCACGCAGAGCAAGTTTTCTTGCTCGTATGGGTAACGCTCCTGGGCCAGAGCATAAGCCAAACGGAGATCCAACTCGCTTGTTGTTATCACTTCAAGCATGGGGAGCATCTAGCAAGGCAGATGCTAAGAAAAAAGCAGCAGCAATCTCAAAGAGAAACAAGGGTAAATAATGAAGCAGACCAAGGCAACAAAGAAAGTTGCAAAAGTTATGAAAGAATACGGTGCTGGGAAACTTCATTCAGGATCTAAAAAGGGTCCAGTTGTAAAGTCACAAAAGCAAGCAGTCGCAATTGCACTTTCAGAAGCAGGAAAGTCCAAGAAGAAATCAGGTAAGTAATGCTGGGTCCATCAGTTGATGAAATTGCTGCGATGCTCCAAGAGCGTCAACAGTTGCAAGGTCCAATCATTGAAAATATGCGCCAGTTGCGCGATACATACAATGGTGATCTTGTTATTCCGCTACCAGAAATGGATAAGCGTGAGAAGTCTGCCGTTGCAAATCTCATCACTACTGGACTAGACCAGACTGCTATGCGCATTGCTTCAACAATGCCTAGCGTTTTTTATCCTGCACTTAAAGAAGGCGATTCAGCATCAGAGAAGCGCGCCCGTATTCGCAAGCGCGCAACTATGGGTTGGTGGGAAGCTAACAAGATGCCACTTAAAATGCGCCGTCGCGCTCGCTGGCTTATCGGATACGCATCATCACCAGTAGTTCTACGCCCAGATACCAAGTGGGGTGCAGCTCGTTGGGATGTACGCGATCCACTAAATACTTTTCCTTCAACTGGCGAAGATCCAGATAGCATCACACCAGACAACTGTATTTTTACATACACTCGTTCACGCGCATGGATGCAAGCACGATACCCAGAAGCGCTTTCTAAACTTCAAAAACTTAAAGTAACTAAGCCAGACGATCTTATTCGCATTGCCGAATACACAGATAACGAAGTTACTGTTCTTATGGCATCAGCAACAATCAAGCCAAACCCATGGGATTCAGATATGCAAGGATTCCCAAACGTGGAACTTGAACGCGTACATAACCGCACAGGAATGTGCCTTGCTGTAGTTCCAAACCGCATTACTTTGGATCGCCCAATGGGTCAGTTCGATTCACTCGTTGGAATGTATCAATTACAATCTAAGTTGATGGCTCTTGAAGTCATTGCAGTAGAGCGCGGTATCTTTCCAGATACTTACCTTGTATCGCGCCCAGGAGAAACAGCACGATTTGTTGCTGGTCCTTATGATGGTCGTACAGGTCAGGTAAACGTCGTTCAGGGTGGAGACATCCGAGAGATGGCTGCTAACCCAGGATTCGCAACTAATGGAATGATGGATCGCATTGAACGCGCACAACGCATCGCTTCTGGAACTCCAGCAGAATTCGGTGGAGAATCAACAACTAACGTGCGTACAGGAAAGCGCGGAGATGCAATCCTTTCAGCAGTAGTTGATTTCCCTATTCAAGAAGCACAGGAAGTTCTCGCAGCTTCACTTCAAGAAGAGAACCGTCGCGCTATTGCAATTGCTAAGACTTACTTTGGTAATGAACGCAAGTCATTCTATGTTTCATCACGCGGAGCAAAGGGTCACGTTGACTATGTTCCAAATAAGGACTTTGAAGATGACAACAATGTTGTTACTTATTCACACTCAGGTGCAGATGCAAACTCTCTCGTAGTTGGATTGGGTCAGCGTATTGGTATTGGAATCATGTCCAAGCAAACAGCACAGGAAATTGATCCGTTCATTGCTGATCCAGAACTAGAGAAAGACCGTGTAGTAAGTGAAGGACTCGAACAAGCGCTCCTACAGTCAATTCAAACCCAAGCATCGCAAGGTGCTATTCCTCCTTCTGATGTGGCTGCTATTGCAGCTTTGGTCGCAACTGACAAGATGGACTTGGCAGAAGCAGTAACTAAGGTTCACGAAGAAGCACAGAAGCGTCAGGCAACACCAGCACCTACTGGTGCGCCAGAGACAATGCCAGGACTCGCACAACCAGGAATGGGCGCGGAACAACCACAAGAAGCGCCAGCAGGTCCACCAGATTTAGGAGCATTACTCGCACAAATCGGAGGTCGCTAATATGCCACGCGGTAGAGGCGGAAAGCGCGATGGTGTAGTTGGAAAAAACTATTCAAATCGCACTGATCTTCAAGGTCAGAATGTAGTTTCAGCACAGCCATCAAACCAACCTGGCATAAAACTTGCTGCGCAAGCGGCAACTGGTCAACCATACGGAATGGCAACTGCGCAAGAGAACGCGATGAAAGCATTGCCAATTCAGAATACTGGTATGCCAGCAGTGACTACACCACAAGGACAACCAACACCTCGCGGTCAGCAGACACTTACTCCACTTGATGCACCAACAGATCATGGACTTCCCATTACACATGGCATGGACATTGGCGATGGCGCTGGCAGAGAAGCGCTTATTACCCCATTCCAAGCAGACATCACAGTAAAGGCTCTTGGGTTGCTCAATCAATTAGGTTCTGATGTATCACCACAGGTTGCTTTGGCTAGAGATTACCTAACTGCTAGAGCATCAAATGGTGCGCCACGATGAGTATGGTGAATCCCCTACCTACTCCAGAAAAAACACCAGCGCAAGAACTAGCAGATAACATTGATGCGCTTCATGCAAATGGATACGGTTCACTAGATATTCCTACACAGGTTGCAATTGCTTCTAGTGGCAACCCATCAACAGTTCAGTTTGCTATTGCTGACCAAATTAAACAAGCTACTGCAAACAATGCAGCGAGTCTGGATCATTTCTATGCAGATGCACAGCAAGCGCGTATGCCATCAATGGTACAAAAGGCAACAACAGCAATCAAGGGTCACTTTGGTAATACACTTTTAGCAGAAGATCATGTTTCAACAATTCAGCAGGACATGATTAAAGCGGGACTAGCTCCAAAGGGAGCAAAGGTCACTGGCATTTGGACTCCAGAGTGGACGGCAGCAGCGAATGATGCTGCATATAGCCAACTGACAAAGCCAGGAGCGGGCAATGCACCTGCTAAGTCCACAGTTCAACACGTTCTAGGCGCACTCAGCCTTTCACGCAACCTCAATGTCATCCTTGAAGTTGCTAAATCAACTCCACGATCTGTAATGCAACTTATTGGTGACTCATTGGTAGGTGCAGTGCCAGCTGGTGTTGCATCTGCCGTTGGTCAAGTAGGGGCAAAACCAGAAAATAGAATTAGCGCCAAAGAATACAAGGAACGCGCACTTACTCCTGGTCAAGTATTTAACGATGCAATGACTCTTCTTACATTTATACCTTTGGCTCGCGCAGTAACAGGAGCAAAAGTAGCAGCGACTACAGCAAAAACTGGTGCAGTTTTGTCAGCAGCAGAAGTTGCTCCTAAATACACATTGCTTAATTCAATTGTTGCGGCTAACACTGCTGGAGTTACCAGCATTGCTAATGTATCCGCTAAGGCTTTGCTTAATAAGCCAATCCTTAAACAACTTTATTGGGGTATTGATAAAACAATAGTTCCAATTATTGCCAAAACAGCACCCGCTCAAATTGCTATCAGAGACACATTAGCCCAGCGCCTTCGTTTGCCAGCAGTTCGAGCAGCGAATCAATTAGGGCTTACAGTATTAGGACGTGGATTGCAGGAACAGGGAATCGCTCTTGCCGAAAGTAAATTAGGCAATGAAGAAGGTCCATTAACTTCTACTGTTTATGGTGTTGCTCCTATTTCTGGCGCTCTTGCTAACGCTTTAGATATTTTTGCAATTCAAATGAATCCAGGAACAGTGGCTTCTCGCGCAGCAACAGCAAAGCAAATTGTTGGAGATACAGCAAAAGCAGGAGCGGCTTTCCGTAATGCTCTTGATGATATGGGCGCACTCGTTGCATGGCAGAAAGCAAACCCAGATTTAGATTATGCAGAGATCCTTGCAGCCCATAAAGCTGCTGGCGGAACCGAACTTGATGTATTAAAAACTATCGGCCAGCAAGTAAATCAAATTGCTGCACAACAGGCAATGATGGAACTTCGCAACCCTCTTATTCAAGATGGTAGTTGGGGCGCAATGACCGCTGCCCAAAAGGAAGAGTGGGGTTTAGCCACACAGCGCCAGATTTGGGATGATGCAGGAAATCCTAATGGTCTTTTGGCTCAAGCGCGACAAACTCTTGTAGCAGATCAAAACGCTCTTGAAACTGGCTTTCGTCAAATTGGCGCAAATGCAGCAGGAGATGTTCGCAAGATTGCACAAAAGGGCAAAGGCACATCTCGCTTTAATCAGCAGATTGAAGCTAACTCAATTATGGATCGTGTCCTTAACAGCGATATGAGCCAAAACTTCATTACGCCTCAACTCCTTGAAAAGTTAACAACAGGACAAATTCCAAAGGCAGAAGAAGTTCTTGCTGCTCGCAAGGCAGAACCAATTGTTACTGGATCACCAGAAGAGATTGCAAGCGCGCAAAAAGTTCTTAACGATGCTACCAAAGCAGAGGAACTTGCTAAGGCAAGTGCGAAGAAGGCTGGTCTTGAAGTAGAAGGCGTGTATAAAGTTTATACACAAGCCGACATCAAGAAAAAGATTATTACAGAAGCACAGATGAAGGCGTACCAAGAATGGAACGCGGCATCTAGGGCAGTCCGTGAGGCTCGCTCTGCTTTGAACAAGGTTAATCCAAAGGCTCCATCAGAGTTCGTCGCTCCTACTGTAGAGATGGCAAAACAGGCAGAAGTAAAGCCTAACGCTGGCGCTATTGGTATTGCCCGTCTTGAGACTCTTACTAAGGCTGGCGCTAATAAAATTTACAACAACCTTGCAGAAGAATTACGCCTTGCTAAGACACCCGAAGCAAAGGCAAAAGTCCGCACCGAAATTGCTAACACCCTTCTTGAAGAGTTCGGCTACGATGTTTACAAACTTGGCGGATATGACACATCAGAATTGCTTCGCTTGCTAGGTGATGAAGGAAGTAAGTTAGCATCAGATTTATATGTAATTCGTGATGCTCCAAAAGAATTTACTGACATGATTGCTCGCCTTAAAGAACTTGGTTACAAGCCAGTTATCGGTACAGACATTGGGCATACTTTCAACCCAGCAGTTCAGTTCACTGATCTCGGCACTGCCGAGATTAAGACTGCTTCTAAGATTGCGAGCAAGTTTGGTTTAAGCCCACGCCTTTCAGATTCAGAAGCCGTATCTGCTCGCGCCCGCGTAGAAACAAATCGCACTATTCAAGACGCAATTGATTCTGGCAAGATTAAGGTTTTCCCTAGCTTCAATGCTGATCGCCTTCTTACTTATATCCGAAGTGCAGCAGAGAAGGAAGTTAAACTCACTTGGGGTCAGGAGCAAGTTCTCCTAAGCAGTCGCAAGGCTGGCTTATATGACATCCCAATCAAACGCATTATGGAAGCAGAAGGCTATACAGAGACAGAGGCTTGGAACGCAATTCTTGAAGCTAAGCGTACTGAACTAGGGCTTCGTGAAATTCCTTATGCAGACTTGATGCGTATCCTCACGAAGCCATTGGACAAAGATGTAGCAGACATGATGGGGCTTCCAAACGGAACCAAGTTCATGGATGAGAAGTCTGCTCAGAACACTATTAAGGCAATTTGGAAGGCTCGTACCAATGTGCCGACAGAGATGATTGGTGGCTTGGCTAAGGTCGAAGATTGGCTTTATGGTGGTTTGGGTATTGGCGATAAGTTCAGCGGAACTAATGGAATCAAGTTGGCTTCCGTTCCTTCTCGCCTATTCAATCTTCGTTCACGCGTCCGCTATCAGTTGTCACCACTCTTCGCTTATCGTCGTATGTTCAAGACAGCGGCTAAGGGAATCACTGAGAATATCCCACCAACTATGTACCCTGAATCAAAGATGGAAGAAATGGGTATCTATGCGCAAGCAAAGAAGATCCATGAACGCATTTTCCCAGAGGATGCAACAAAGAACGCTTTCCTTGATGAAGCAGAACGCGTCATCCGCGAGACAGACTTCTATAACCTTTACAACACACGCGCAGCAGAACAGTGGGCTTCTTACTGGCTGGCAAAGCAAGGATTCAACGATGCTGAGATTGCGCAGAAGATTGAAAATGTCATGGGATATGGCGAGCGCACTGGAGCCGAGCGCACAGTAAACGCCATCTTCTTCCCATTCTCATTTAACAAGACCGTTATGCGTCAGTTTGGTTCTTACCTTTTGACTCACCCAGGACAGGTCATGTTGACTCATGCAATTCTGGATCTATATGACAAACATGGCGGTTCTGAAATGAACAAGTGGCTTGATGAGAATATGCCAATCATCAAGGAGATTCATAAGTTGAACCCCCTTGAGCATGGTGTAGGACTCGGCGGACTTGGTGGTATCAATGCCCCATACATTCAGGCTCTATTCGACCTTCTCGCTCCAAAGATGATCGATTATGGAACTACCTCACATAACAATTCTGTGATGTCAACACTCAACAAATACATTCCTGCCGTCAAGGAATTCAGCGACCTCTTTATGACACGCGAAGGCAAGGTCGGAGAAGGCGAAGTTTGGGCAAGCATCAAGAGCCTAGCCAATATCGGTGAAGAGGTTAAGTCTAAGTTGGAAGGTGGAGAGACTCTCATCGCTCCACGCCAGCATAAGAATATGCCTACTCAGGCACAGCAGACAGCAGCATGGGAATACCGCAATACCCTCATTGCTCAGTTGCAACCATACTTGGACTACAACTATAAGAATCCTAACAACCGTATTGTCTGGCCAGATAAGATCAAGACCGAAACAGGTCTTGCTGGCAAGGCAATTAACAAGCAGACTATCGATGAACTTGTTCACTACAAGTACCCAGCATGGGATAACTCAGCATCAGCTTCAATCTCTCGCCAAAAGGCAACAGAAGCAGATCGCTTCATTGGCGAAGTTCGAGCAAGAGATCCACAGCGCGCAGCCAACTACGAAGTATTCCAAAAAGCAGCACAGCGAGTTAGCGATGCAGTGGCTAAGGACTCAGTTCCAGATGCCAACCTTGTTAAGATAACTGATGGATTCCGCAAGGTCGCGATAGACTTAGCGCAGAAGGATCCGAACTTTGCAGCTTTCTATAAGACGCACTATGAACGCCTATTCGGACCATTGGAAGGATTTAAGTAATGGCTGGTAAATCAAAAGTTACACCTACACCCACACCGACTGCCAACGCAGATGTTTTGGGTTTGCTTGGATCTCTCCCATCAGGCGGTGGTTCTTCTAATATCGGCAAGTTTGACATTACTTCTAATGAGTATGACATCTCTGGTCTGGGTCTCCCAGCTAGTGTCACTGGTGGCAAGACAAAGTTAGATGCAGATTCTTTTGTTAAGGCTCTTCGCAAAACAGCCGAAGTATCACCACAGACTTGGGCTGGAATTCAGTACGCTCTTTTCCAATCAAAGTTCTACAGTTCAACCCCTACATTTGGCAGTTGGGATCCATCTTCAACAACAGATTTAATCGCTGTTAAGAATTTCATGGAATCTCTAACCGCCCACAATTCAGCAGACCCAACCGTTGCTGCACCAGTAACTTCTTATTTGACAGATCAGCAGAATACCGCAATCAAATATGGTGGTAATGCTGTGCGCACACAGATTGCAAAGGTTCAGGTTCCTAACACAACCGATCTTTCTTACATTGCAGATAAGGCATTTCGTGATGTCCTCGGAGTAGGCGCAACAGAAAAGCAACGTAAGCAGTTTGCTGCTTCATTCCAATCTCAGGTTATGTCAGCAGCTCGCATGAGCGCTGCTGCTACTCAGGTTCAAACACCAACAGTTCCATTTGCGCCTAGCGCAACTACTCCTTCTTATCCAGAAGGTTTTGTCGGTCCACAAGTTCCAGGAGTAGCACAACCTACAATTCAGCAAAACTTCCAAAGCGCTGACATGACTCCAAAGGTTCAGGTACAAGCAGTTCAATCTGCGCCAGATGCAAATGTTGCAGCAGCAGAGTTTGCTCGTAAGGCAGATCCAACTCAGGCTGGCGTTAATGGATTAAATGCTGCTGTTGATACATGGTTTAAGTCACTTGGCGGAAGAGGAACTAAGTAATGGCAGCGAAAACTAAAGTATCTACTGATGCAGAACTTATAGCCAAGGCGAAGAAAACAACACCTTGGTTAGTTCCACTTCTCACTGATCCAGAACACGGAAAAACTTATCTTCAATGGGCGCGTGATGCTGAGGCTGGCAACCCACCAACAGCAGAACAAGTCAGAGCCGCGACATATAACTGGGACATTACTCAAGTCTGGTCTGCTAACCAAGCAAGCCTTTTCAATCTTGCTTTAACAAATCCTGGTGAATATAAGAAGCAACAAAAAGCAATTGAAGCAAACATTGATGCGTATATTACTCAATCAGGAAATCCTGTAAATCCAGAAACTCGTCAAGAACTTGTTAATGATGTTTTCCTAAAAGGATGGTCTTTAACAGATCCTCGCGTTAAGCAATTAGTTGCTGGTACATACGATGTTACTAAAGCAAAGACTGGCACAGCTCTTACAGCAACCGACCAAGTTAAGAACCTTGCTCGTAGTTACATGGTTCCTGTTTCAGACCAGATTATCGGTCCATGGGCGCAAGCAATTCAGGCTGGCACTAAGACTGCTGCTGATGCTCAAAAGTATTTCAAAGACCAAGCAGCAGGACTTTACCCATTCATGGCTGGAACTATTGATGTTGTAGATCCATCCACTTGGTTCACACCAGCAAAAAATCTTATTGCGACAAACCTTGGAATCAATGAAAACATGATTGACTTCAATGACCCAAGCGGTAAATGGATGAACGCGGTGACAACTCGCGATCCAAAGACAGGTGCTATTACTGCTCGCACTAATGCAGATGTAATTAAAGAAATTCGCAGCAACCCTGTTTATGGATACGATTACACTCCTGGTGCTATTTCCTCAGCAAAAGACCTTGGCAGATCGCTTAAAGCAATGATGGGATTTGGAGAATAAAATGGCTAAAGCACCTTTAGAATCAGATGTAACAATTTCCCCTGCTGCCCCCGTTCGTGATATATCGGGTATTGCAACGCAAGCCGCTAATGCAATTCTTACAAAAAAGTCATTGCCTACGGCAACAACAACTGCTGGTTACAAAATAGCCCAAGATGCTCAAATAGCAGCCGATCAAGCAGCAGCAGACGCGGCAGCAAAAGTAATAGCAGACAAAGCAGCAGCCGACAAAATAGCAGCAGATAAAATTGCAGCAGAAAAGGCAGCAGCAGATAAGGCAGCAGCGGATAAAGCAAAAGCTGATAGTGTTGTAACTCAATCCGCTAAAGACATTGTTAATGGATACCTTCGCGAAGCAGGGCTTGGCGCACTTAGCGATGAAACATGGAAGCAATGGAACGCTGGAACCTCAGCAGAACAAATTATGGATTATGTCCGTACAACCCCAGATTATGCAAAGCGTTTTCCCGCCATGGCAACACTTCGCACAGCGGGTAGAAGCATTTCTGAGGCACAGTATGTTGCTAAGGAACAAGCGGATGTTGACATGATGACCTCTTATGGAATCCCAGCAGAAATCGCGACTAACCGCGATTTGCTTGGCAAACTTATTGCAAACAATGTCAATCAGGTCGATCTTCAAAAGCGTCTCATCGCTGGTCAAGAATCAGTCATGTCCCTAGATAAGAGCGTCCTTAAATATGCAGCAGATACATTTGGTCTAACTCCAGGAGATTTGACTGCTTTCGTTCTTAACCCAGATATTGCAACTCCAGTTATTGAGCAGAAGGCTAAGGCAATCCAAATTGGTGGAGCTGCTTTCCAAGCAAGTCAGAAGATTGCAGGAGAACAGGCTTTGAAGTTGGCTGCGGCTGGAGTCACAGGCACACAAGCACAACAAGGATTTGGCAATATCGCCCAACAACAGCAACTTACTCAGGCACTTCCAGGAGATGTCTCTGGATCAGTCACCAACGAAGAACTTATCAACGCGCAATTCGGCATGAGTCCAGAAGCACTTGCTAGAACTCGACGAGTTGCTGGTACACGCGCTGCTGAATATCAGCAAGGCGGACAGTTCGTTTCTGGTCAAGGTGGCGTTATAGGATTAGGTTCTGCACCTCAAGTTTAATTAGACAAATCAATCTGATATGTCTATGATTTTCTTAGTAGGTCCATTTTTGTGTAAGCAGTCTCCAAATCGTCTGCTTTAGACCTCGGAAGATTTGATGGGATTTGCCCCGTTGTTGGCTACGCGGTGTCAGGTTCGTCGCTTCGGCGCATAAAAAACACTAGCCCCGCCACACCGCCCTCCAAGGCAGGTGTGCGATACGGAATTTGGAGAAATAAAAATGAGCGATCTTGATTACAATGAAGAAGAACTAGATAACAACCTCGGTAACGACGAATCTGAAAATGACTCGAAGAACTGGCGGCGTAAGTTAGAGGCAGACGCAAAAGAAGGCAAGCGCGCATCACGCGAGGCGGAAATCGCCAAGCAGGAAGCGGCTCAAGCAAAGCGCGAACTCGCACTTATGAAGGCTGGAATTGATTTAGAGTCAGGCACAGGCAAGTTATTTGCTAAGGCTTATGATGGAGAAGCAACACCAGAAGCAATTAAGGCAGCAGCACAGGAGTTCGGTCTAGTTCCAACTAGCCAGACTCAAGAAGTTCAAGATGACCTATCGGCTATCGACAGAATTTCACAGGCTTCTGCTGGTGCAACTGGAACTATTGCTCCATCAGCTTTGGATGAAATCCGCAACGCGGCTAATCCAGCAGATGTCATCAAAATTCTTCAAGCAAACGGAATCACGATCTCTAATGAACAGCCTGGCGGTTGGTTCCCAATTTAATTGGTAACTGCCCCTTAACCCTTCAACAGAGAGAGAACTACAAATGGCATTAACACAGGTCAGCTCGCTTGATCTTTCCAAGGCCGCGTATGAGATGATCGCGTATTACGCGCTTCGTCCAGAACTTTACTACGATGCACTCGTAGAAGTTCAGTCAACAAACGCAACAAACCGTGGAACAAGCGTCACATTCACAATCGCTTCTGATCTTGCAGAAGCAACAACAGCACTTACAGAAACAGCAGATGTTACTCCAGTAGCAATGTCTGACTCTTATGTAACTGTTACACCACTCGAATACGGCAACGCAGTTCAGTTGACTTCAAAGTTGGGCGCAACAGCGTTCATGGAAGTTAACCCAATCGCTGCTAACGTAATCGGTTGGAACGCTGGTATTTCAACAGACGGCATTGCCCGTACTGCTGCTGGCTCAGGTACAAACGTCGCATACACATCTGGCACAACACGCGCTGGACTTGCAAAGACAAACACACTTACAGGTAACGATGTCCGCAAGGCTGTTGCTAACCTCCGTAAGAACAATGTTCCTACATTCAACGGAATGTATAAGGGAATCATCCACCCAGATGCTTCTTACGACTTCCGTGGCGCAACAGGCGGAACAAACTGGTCAGATCCACACGTCTATTCAGATCCAGCAGGTATCTTCAATGGCGTAATTGGTAACTTCCAGGGCGTTCAGTTCATGGAAACACCACGCGCTCCATTCTTCTCAGATGGTGGAACAAACTCATACACAATCTCAACAATCACTGTATCTTCAAATACAGCAACACTTACAACTTCTGCGGCTCACGGGCTTGTAGCTGGCGATACACTCACAATCTCAGGTGCAACTGCTACTTCTGGTACTGGTTCAACATCACAGGTTGGCTTCAACGCACAGTTCACAGTCCTTACAGCTCCAACAACAACAACACTTACAGTTGACATCACAGGAAAGACATCTACTTGCAACGCAGGTACATCACTTTCACTCGTTGTCTCTGCTGTTGACGTTTACGGAACACTCGTAATGGGCCGTCAGGCACTTGCTAAGGCGTTCTCAACTGGTGGCGGATATGGCGAACAGGCAATCATCGTTGATGTTCCTGTTATCGACACACTTCGTCGCTTCACTGGTGTCGGCTGGAAGCACTTCGTAGGATATGCTCCATTCCGTCAGGCTGCTTTGTACCGCATTGAGTCAGGTTCTGCAATCGGTCAGTAGTTGATACTTGGGGGTAGGGCGCTTTATTCACCTTTCTCGCCCTACCCCCGCTTTATCACTTTTAGATAGGAACTGGAAATGCCACAATTCACACCTCCGATAGCAACACTCGTTCCAGTTATTTCCCCTGTAGTTCCGAAATGGAAACAGCGCCCGTTCGCTTTCTTTAAGCCGTCAATTCCTCGCGGTGCAAATGTATGGTTTTGGACTAACGGCATTATCAGCACATCTCAACCTCCAGTCTGGATCGCTACAAATAACCAACCAGGAGTTGCCAAGGTTTATTACGGTGGACGCACTTATGACATCTCTAACGATGAAGCTGCTATCCTCGCTAACGCTGGTTTCGGTGATAACATTGTCTATTGATAAAGGGGAGCAAATGGATCACAGAGACCACACAGAATTCGTAGAGGGTTGCTTCGTTTGCAAAATCTCTACAATCTCGTTTGGTACTGGAACCGCCCCAACTCGTCGCGCTGAAGCAGAAGTAGTAGAAGCTCGCGAACGCCGTTGGAACAGAGATATGCCCGCGTATAAGGCTCTTCGCGCCCAAGGTTTGCAACCACCACGCATTGATGGTTCAGCAGAACTTATGGAAAAAGCCGAGACAAGATTTGAAGTTGAGTCTGGCAAGATCATGCTAGGACAAGCCAAGAAAATCGAAAGCACAGTAAAGGCTTTTGAAGCAGTAACAGGCACAAGCGTTTATCAACCTAACACAACCCCAGTGAATCTGTGAGAACTGAATGACAACCGTAAATGACTGGGTGACAACTACCCGCTCGACACTGATGAGTGGCTATACAGAGAACCGCAATAAACTTTCTGTTGCTTATACCAAGGGCGGATCAACACTTACTTTCCAATACACCCCAGACGGAGTTCGTCCAGGCGCTCGCCTTTCAATCGGTACAAATACTTTTTATGTCTGGTCAATTGACGGACAGCAAGCAACTGTTTCTGGCGGAGAAGATGGTTCAACAGACCAAGATGCACCCGTAGGAAGCCTTGTACGCGTCTCTCCACGCTTTACAGACGATGAGATTGTAAAGGCATTAGCTGGCGATCTTAACGACCTCTCATCCCCTGCTAACGGCTTATTTGGCATTGGCACAGTTGACCTTACCTACAACGCAATCATCAATGGCTATGACCTTGGTGCTACTGCGGGTGACTTGGTTTCAATCTATGAGGTTAAGTATCTAACCCCTGGACCTCAGATGGATAACCCACGCATCCATACAACTGGATACCGTCTCAACCGCAATGCAATTAGTTCTCAGTTCCCATCAGGAATGTCATTGCAGTTGTTCGAGCCAGCGTACCCAGGATATAACGTGCGCGTTGTCTATCGCTCTAACTTCTCAATGCCAACAACTCTTTATGCAAATGTCTCAGCAACAGGACTTCTTACAAGCGCTTATGACTTGCCTCCAATCGGAGCAACAATCCGTCTCATGGCTGGTCGCGAAATCAAGCGCAACTTCACAGAAGGTCAGGGAGATACTCGTCGTGCAAGCGAAGTCCCAGCAGGAGCAGTTGCTCAGTCACCACGAAACTTGCAGATCCTACGCCAGCAACGCATTACAGCAGAAGCAGCAAAATTAGAAGCACTATACCCAAACTTTAAGGCGTAACTATGGCTTCCATTGAGAAATACAATACGCCCTATTACAAACCATCACCTGCTTACTATGGTGGTACAAGTTATTCTAAACTCGTTCCATACCCATTCCCAGTAAGTATCGATGGACGCGCTTATCAGATCCAGTGGGACGCAAACTCAATTGGCGTGTGGGGTGCAAAGTTCAAGCGCAACTCACTCCCATTACTTCGTGGTCAGGCGGATAGTTCTAATACTCCTGGCGAGCAGTCAATTTCCCCAGAGCAATTCTGGCGTAGATCTCAGGAAACTTGGACACTTGGCGAAGGTCAAGTCCACCTAGACCGAGCGACTTCCGATATTCGTCGTTACCACGACAGCGAAGGCATTGACCCATGGGATCCATGGCAGGTAAAACTTCTCAACAAGACAGCGCAAAAGCGAACCTCAGCCAATACAAATCTTCAATGTATTGTTGCTGGATCCTATGTTTATTTGATTGATGGAACTTCTGTTTACTATTCCACAAACTTAACTTCATGGACTGCTGTAACTGTAACTGGAAGCCCAGCAGATCCAACCTCACTTGCAACCGATGGATATAACGTATGGATTGCGCGTGGCACTAGCGGTATTTACAAAACAACCGTAGGCGCAGCAAGCATGACTTCTTACGCTACTTATAGCGGAACGCTGAACCTCATCAGCTTTACTAAATCCCGTTTGATGGCTACTGGTAATGGCAAACTTTTTAATGTAATCAATTCTGGATCTCTCGGACCATCAGATCTATTGCTCGACTTATCTTCTCGTAGTTTTACATGGGTAGATATTGTTGGTTCCCCAACACAAATTTACGCTGGCGGATATTCTGGCGATAAGTCATTTATCTACCGCACAGCAATTAAGGCAGATGGAACAGCGCTTGATGTGCCTATCGTCGCTGGTCAACTTCCAGATGGCGAAATTATCGCATCCCTTGGTGAATACCTTGGCTATATCTTTATTGGCTCAAACCGAGGCATCCGATTCTGCACCGTAGGGACAGATGGTTCACTTGTTATCGGGCCACTTATCCCTACCTATGACACTGTTTATGCGTTTGAAGGACAAGATCGTTTTGTTTGGTACGGTAACTCAAATTACGATAACGATAGTGGTCTAGGTCGCATGGATTTGACCACCTTCACTTCGACCCTAGTTCCTGCTTATGCCTCAGATTTAATGTCTAAGGCTGGCAGTGGAACGGTTAGTTCGGTTGCAACTTTTAGCAACCTTCGTATCTTCACCATCAATGGCAAGGGACTTTATTCGGAACTTGCCAACACCCCAGTAGATTCAGGAACTCTTGTAACTGGAACTATCAGTTACGGAATCTCGGATCCAAAGGTTGCCATGTTCTTGGACATCAAGCATGAACCTCTTCACGGCACAATCACTGCTGGCATCATCGCAGATCAGCATGATTCTGATCTTGACTTAGATACAGCAAATGTTATTGGCATTTCAGATACCCAAGAAAGCGTATCCCCAACAGCAGCATTTCCTTGTGGTCAACTTTCTAACGAGTCGGTTCAATTGGTTTTCAAGTTAGAACCAAGTGCTGCTGGAGTCAGTCCAATCCTCAACCGTTGGACTCTTCGTTCTTACGTTGCGCCAAAACGCACAGCACAATGGGATGTTCCAATCCTTCTCTATCCAACAATTCAAGCTGGAGATAAGGATTGGTCATACGGAGTTCAAAAGGAAGTTGATTTCCTTGCAGGACTTCATCAAGCACAATCAATTGTTACACTTCAAGTAGCCGAAGCAACATATCAAGTGGTTATGTATGATTACCAATGGATACCAGAGGCTATTGGTGTGGACGGACAGCCACGCGGAATTTTCTACGCACAACTTAGAGAGATAGTAGGTTAATAATGGCAAGACGCGAATATAAAGGTGCTGCTACCCCAACAACGCTTTCAGCGAACATCAACAACTCAGCGACTTCACTCACCATCACCGATTCGACCAACTGGCCGACTGGATCATTTTCACTTGTTATCGATCCAGGACTAGCTGGCGAAGAAAAGATCCTTGCCACCTCCCGCTCTGGTACAACAGTCACACTTACTACTCGTGGTTACGACAATACTTCTGCATCTACTCACACAACTGGCGCAGTCATTTACCCAGTTCCAACAGCGGTTGACTTCGATGAGGCTAACGCTCACGTCAATGCTTCAACAGGTGTCCATGGACTTTCTGGCGCAGTGGTTGGTACAACAGATACTCAGACCCTTACAAATAAAAGTTTATCTGATAGCACAGTATCTATTGTCGATGTAGCGGATGCAACAAAGGCAATTAAGTTTGATATTGGCGGAACTACATCAGTCACAGGAACTATTACTACTGCTTTTACTACAGCAAAGACAGTAACTATTCCAGACGCAACAGATACCTTGGTGGGTAAAGCAACAACAGACACCCTCACAAATAAGACTCTTACCTCTCCTACTATTAACACCCCAAAGACTTACATTGGATACACAGCTAAAACTGCTGCATATACTGTAGGAACTGGCGATGAAGGTTATTTATTCTCAATGAACAATGCTGCAACGCAGCAGTTCAATATCCCAACAGACGCCACCTTTAACTTTGCAATCGGTACTGTGATTAACTTTGTATGGATCACAGGAGCAGGTCAGCCAACAATCGGTGCAACAACACCTGGTACTACAACAATCAGTTCAACTGCTGGTGTAACTCCAAAACTTCGTGTGGCTAACTCAGCTGCCAGTGCAATCAAACTAGCAGCAAACTCTTGGTTGGTCGTGGGAGACATTGCCTAATGAATCCAATCTTAGGTATCATTGCTTCGTCTATATCGGGTAGTTTGAATGCTTCATCTTATGAGTCTATTCAGACTGTGACCCTTGGTTCTGCTCAATCGACTATTTCATTTTCGTCAATTCCCAGCACCTATAAGCATTTGCAAATTCGTGGAATTATGAAGACAAGCGCAACCAGCGGTGGTTCAACAAGCATAACATTCAATTCTGATACCGCTGGCAATTACTCAATGCACGGACTTTCTGGAAACGGAGCTTCTGCATCTGCTTACGGCTTTACTGGTGAAACGAAGATTTATGTGGGTTATGGAACACAAGACACAACTCAATTCAGTGCGCTAATCATCGACATTTTAGAATATGCGAATACGAATACCTACAAGACCGTAAGAGCTTTGTCTGGCTTGGATACTAATGGCGGTGGAATTGTCGAACTACTTTCAGGCAACTGGCGTTCAACTAGCGCGGTCACTTCCATCACTTTGACCCCGCAGTCTGCCAATTTTACTCAATACTCATCATTCGCTCTCTACGGCGTGAAGGGATAGACGATGGCTTCTACTTATACCCCGATTGGGACTGGAACATCTAGCGGTTCTACAACAGAGTTCAACTTTACTTCAATTAGCGGTTATACAGATATAGTTGCTATTTTCAATGGTGCTACAAATGCAAGCGATAGCATTTACTGTCAGGTAAATGGCTCAGGTGGTACTAACTATTCATCTACTCGCATTTATGGAAACGGCTCTGCGGCTTATTCAGATAGAAGCACAAACAGCGATTCTTGGAATTTCAATATTGGTGCTACAGATAATCGCCAAGAAATTAGATTGAACTTTCAAAACGTAAATAACACTACAACCTACAAATCAGTACTATCTCGTTCCGATAATCCTTCCGCTTCTTATGTTGGAAGCCACGTCGGGTTATGGCGTAGTACTGCTGCAATTACTTCAATTAGACTTTATACTCTCAACTCTTTTACAACTGGCTCTACCTTCACCCTATACGGAATCGCGGCGGCGTAATGGCAAACACAATGACATTGATTTTATCCGTTACAGTGGGAGTGGGTGGGTCTGCAACTATGTCTTTTACTTCCATCCCATCAACATATACAGATTTGCAACTTGTTGTTTCTGCGCGTTCATCTACGGGAATTTATCAAACAGACTGTAATGTACAGGTAGGTAATGGTTCAGTAGATACTGGAAGCAACTATAAAACTATAGAAGTGTATGGAGACGGAACTAGCGCTGCTTCAAATAGTTTTACCACAACAAATGTACACCCGCCTATTGCTGGTGCTGGTGCTACATCAAGCACTTTTGGAAATTTTCAGTTGTATTTCCCAAATTATGCAGGCTCAACTGCCAAATCTATAAGTTGCGATGTGGTAACAGAAAACAATGCCACAAATGCTGCGGCTCGTTTAGCCGCTTATTTATGGACTGGTACTAGCGCAATCAACATTATTACTTTAACCGCAGCAAGCGGTAATTTTGTTCAATACTCAACCGCCTACCTATATGGAGTAAAAAATGCCTAACCCAACACGAATCGAAGTCAACTGCACCACAGGTGAAGTTCTTGAAATTGAACTCACCGATGCAGAAGTAGCACAGATGGAAGCAGACCGCGTAGCTGCAGAAACACGCAAGGCTGAGGAAGATGCAGCAGCACAGGCTCTTACTGATCTAAAAATGTCAGCTCGCGCTAAACTTGTAGCAGGAACACCACTTACAGAAGAAGAAGCAGCAACACTCGTCATCTAAGGAGCAGTAATGCGTACAGCACAATACTCAGTAAGCACCACAGCAGTAAAGATAGTTGACCAAACTGGATCACCCCGCAAGGTTTCCATCCACAGCGAAACAGTGGCAACCTATCTTGGAGACCGTAATGTGACATCATCAACAGGTTACAAGTTGGATGCCAACGATAAGATTACTCTTGATGTTAATGGTGGCTCTGAACTTTGGGTTATTACGGCATCAGGTACAGCAGCAATATCAGTATTTGAAAACTAATTTACAACCGTAAAGGCGCTAATAATGATTCTCACCCAAGCAAGTCTGACAATAGGCATACTTGTAGGGATAATGAACCTTTTTGTCATGTTCTTGGGTGGGATCAAGATATATGTGCATATCGTCAAGAAACTGGATCGTATCGAATACGCCCTTTTCAATGATGGCAACGGAGCGGTTCAGAAAATCAACGACCTTTACAAGAATCAAGCCCTTATCAAAACGGACATTGAAGTAGTAAAGGCGAGGATTGAAAATTGAAATCGTCTAATGGCTGGGAAGCCTCAGCCGATCAAGCAAAGATTGATATTGGAGTATTTACTGTTATAGGCGGAATTCGCCCAATCAGACTTCGTTGCGCTAAAGCTGTGGCTCCATTGCTTATTGCGGCTTGTAAAGAATGGCACAAGCGGGTAGAGAAATTAGAACCTGGAGAAGTTCAGGGATACGCCTATCGCGATGTACGGGGTGGAGCTGGAACTCTTTCCAATCATGCTTCTGGAACTGCCGTAGATATATGGCCATCCCGCCACCCTCAAGGCTCTGCCAATGGTAATCTTACGCCAGAACAACAATCAGCAATTCTTGACATTTGCTCTAAATATGGACTTCGTTCAGGCGGAACATACAAAAGCGCAAAGCCAGATTGGATGCACATTGAAATCAATGTAACCCCAGACGAAGCAAAATTGCTAATAGCCAAACTCTAAGGAGAAACAATGCTAGACAAACTTTCGCCAGAATTTCGCCACATCATCATCGCTTCTATGGGAGCAATCCTTGGCGTTATCGCTGAATCAATCCCAAGCTTTAATCTTAATCCAGTTTTTGCAGCCGTGGCTGGATCAATAGTCACAAGCGCCACCCTTTATTACAGCAAGTTGACCAAGCAGTACGGTAAAGGCAAGTAAGGTACAATAAATGTCTAAAGTAACCATGGAATTGGTCATCACCGCTGAGGCGGAAGTGACTCACGCTGATGGAACAAAAGATACTAAGGAGTCAGAATGACCGTAGGATTAGCCACAACAACACTTGCAAACAACTGGCTCAATATGCTCCGTGCGGTTGCTTTTACTGCTCCTGCTGCAACATACATTAAACTCCATACAGGAGATCCTGGTGCTGCTGGAACAGCAAACGCATCAGCAGTAACAACTCGCCAATCAGCAACATTTTCTGCTGCTTCTGGTGGAGCAATTGCTCTTTCCAATTCACCTGCATTTACCATGACAACTACAGAGACCATCACGCACATCTCAGTATGGGATGCTTCAACTGCTGGCAATCTTCTTTGGACTGCTGCGCTAACAACTTCCAAGTCAGTTGTTAACACAGATGTATTGACTTTCACGACTCTTGGAGTTTCACTTTCACCATTAGCGGCATAATTTATGGCAACTAATTATCCTAACGCTCTTGATAGCCTGACAAACCCAACGGCAACTGACACCCTTGATTCGGTCACGGTTCCTCACGCTTCTCAGCACACAGACATCAATGATGCAGTTGAAGCTATCGAAGGCGAACTTGGCACAAACCCAAAGGGTTCATTTGCCTCAGTCAAAGCTCGTCTTGTTGCTGGAGATCCAGATTCAGATCAATCACTTTTAGCTTCACAAATCTTCGGATAGGAATATAAATGGCAACTTTTACAAAGACACTTCTTTCAGGCTCATCACAGGGTCAGCCAATCACAGTTGTGCAAACTG